AAAAGTCAGCATGATTAAACGCATGTTTCAACTATCAGTATAAGGCATATGCTTTCGCATGTGACCTGTTGTTAACCATCGCTGGTTACAGCTTAGAATAAACTGATTACTACAACTAGAGTCATCAATTTCTTACGTCGTAAGAATAACTGACATAGTGCTTAGAATAAACACCTCATATATTAATTTTATTATTATAAAATTAGTCTATTGAATCGACACTGCTATTTTCCGAAAGGTAAATGACAGAAGGTAGAACCTCTTCAGGTTTAATACCCAATATGTCGTCGTCCGATGTCTTTGTTAGACATTGAACGTTTTCCAAGTTGGCAATTGCATAAGAGTATTGCTCTTTTGCAAATTCCTGTATAACTGACTGATTCGGCAAAAACTCTAGGAGTTTTTCCAGAACAGCCTCAGGTAATGGCTTACCGGAAAAATAAATTTTCTGTAAGCGATTAGATCTGTCTATACGATACTTTAATTGTTTGAATCCCTTGGAAAAGGATCCACCAAATATGGCATCGACACTTAATTCTTCCAGTCGATCTTGAACTATTTCTAGTTCGCTGATCCACTGTTGAATCGTAGACACACTATTCTCTGGACTAAGACTTACAAATCCAGAGCGAATAAGCTCTCTTGTTTTAATTGCAGCATACGCTGCAGTTAGACCTCGAAAACCATCTTCTGGATGAATGAATTCATTTCTCCAAAAGTTAATCTGCCTTTCCAGGCTAGTATCTCCAATCACACAATTATCTTCGATATTTCGAATATAATCTTGTGATAACCCATAAGACTTTAAGATCTTTGAATACATGTATTCAACGTCCTGAAGTAACAACATGAGTCTTAGATTCAATAATTTATTTGAATCTACTACTTGCTCTCTAAGGAACGTAAGACTATCTTTCGATACATCATTTACGTGAGCAGCAATTGAATTAAGCATAACAGTGTCATTAAAATCGTTTTTAAATACGATTTCCTTGACAATGAGACTCTTATACAAGTCCGACCAAATATGGTCAGGATGAGTACGAGAGCCGTTAGGCTGTTTTAATTCCGATAAGGATTTAACAAGATGTGGGATGTCCAAATTTGAACATCTTTCTCGCAAATGTCTTAGAAGATCAGGCAAGTAAAAGAGATTTTCTTTTACTTGACGACTTAAATTTAAAGAAAAACGACTTACGTCGCTTCCAAAATTTAAGTTCCTAGAAACAAATTCGGCACACAAGTTTTCACTTGTTGCTTCTTTTGACTTTACTAAATTAATTGGAACTCCAACTAATTTAACTAGTTCATCTTTGATTTTCTTTAGAGGATCAAAATTCCATAAGTCGTCACCGACTTCATTGAATAAATCCCTAAAGTCTCTTTGTACAGAATACACTTTATACAGAGCAGGATAATTCCTCTCATATAAGTATTCCATAAGGAATAGATAGCCCAATGAGGCTATCATGAAACTACCTTTAGTACCCATGCCTTGTCCAGTGAGGTATTTTATTTTCAATAAAGTACCCTTCACTGTCCAAGTATTATGGACAACTAGAATTCCCCAACTAGTCACGAATTCGTGACTGAAGAATTTTAACAGCACAGCTTTTTGTATTGATACATTAAGTGTGTCTGTCCATGCTATAGCGTCTAGGCATAATATGCCTACACGTAAACATGATACAAGTTTCTGAAACCCTCCTTCGTGGTCCCATATGTTGCACGAAGTAGGGAAGCAAACCTTTATGATAGAAATTACATTTCTTTCAAGAGGCTGCAGAAGATTTTGCGTCCAATAATCACTTATTGCGATTATTCGACTCTTGTTACCCGAATCAGTTACGGAAGTAATCTTCCTTAACAAACCTTTAGATAATATTGCCATTGCTTCGGATTTCTCCTTAGCACTTTTTTGGCTTAAAACCTGTTCCAATTTTGTTTTAAACTGGTCTGCAATATTGACCACAAAATCAAAATAATCCTTGTTTCCAGTAATTGAACACAATTTCTGGAAAGAAGGGAAAAGCTCTTTGGACTTACTTAACAAGTAAGCTTCAAGAGGAGCTGAATCACACTTAGGGACCGAATTCGGTCCATTAGCAATGATGCTTAGAGGTGGTAAAACTTCATACGAGTATGGAATTTTTCCCAACAGAGTGTTCCAATAGACGGATTTAACCCCATCTACTGTTTCCTCTTCCAATTTGCAGTCTCCAAGCTTCCTGTCAAGGAAGTCTTTGAAACCTGTTAGAAAATCAGAATCGACTTTACCCTTGTACGTAATCGTACTAGTGTCAATTTTCGTATAATCTTCAACCGTTCTTTGCATCGCAAAGAGGGATCTGATTATCTGATCGCCCACAATCCGGTAAGGACCATTGTCTCTTACTTGATGAAATAATGGTCTAACGCTACTAAGAGCGTTAGGCCATCTGTCTATTTTACCTGTACTAACCCTTTCAGGATGTACGATATCATTAGACTTTTCTAATAAGCCTATACAGTATTGCTGTATATTCTTATAATGCTTGGTACCGAATTCGAGACCAAGATCTACAATGAAATTATTATGAACCGTCGTGAACTGAGCAATTGCTTCCACGGCGTCAAATTTTAAAACCAATTCAGGAGAGTCAACGGACGAAATCCGTTCTCTAATAATTATGGCCAAAATGTCACTGTTTCCTTTAATATGTCCATTTACGGACTTCTTAGAGGTTACCTTATCAATCTTTCGATTGAGATACTTCTTTTGTGCATTAGGCTTTCGCTTTGATGCATCTTTCTGATACCGGATATTTCCAGTATCTAAACCAGGCTTGGTCGCCTCCGTAGAGACTTCCTTTACGCCACTATTCAAGACTTCCGATATTTTCGAGACGTCCACCATTTTATTGGCTTCAGCAAGTTTCATCTTCAGCTCATTAATTTCTGCAAGATTTCTTGCAAGAAGTTTTGAGCCGAATAGCGTTTGAACACCCGTTTTATTGGGAGAACTTTTGACCTTATTACTTTTCCTTTGATTTAAAGGTGCAGTATTCCGGTTTTCACTACTTGATTCTTTTACTTTAGTAACCTTTCGGTTACCGAACGTGAAAGTAATAGTTCGGTCAAGCCATAACTCATTTGTACTAGTTTCCTTTTCAGGAAGTTTTGTAACAATTGTTTTGGCTTTGCCACTACCTAATAACATGAATTCTTCGTCATAAACCATATCAATTAAAATATTTTTTATTTTTTTTACGTGTTTTATGACGAAGAATTCATGTTATTAGGTAGTGGCAAAGCCAAAACAATTGTTAC